AAATGTCGGGAATGCCGGCAGCTCGATCATCGAAAGGATCAGCCTCACCGCCCACTATTTTGCAGGCGCGGCGGTAGTAATGATTCTCGGTTTCACCCACGGCCTCCAGATGATCTTTGATCTTCTGCCAGTTGTCGCGGGTGTGCCGGTCCACCTATCTACCTTGACCGCGATACTTCTTCCTACCGTGGCTGGCTTTTGAGTGTTGACCCGCACCTTGACGGGTTTTCTTAGGCTTTCCAGGGCGGTGCTCAATCCGCCCAAGGCTGCCGGATTTTGCTTTTACTGCCACGGCACACCGCCTTCAGTGGTAGGCGTGATTTCCTTGGCGATGATGGCATCCAAGGCAGCCTGAATCTCAGCAACCTTCTCAGCGCCACCTAGGGCATCCTGCACCCAGCCGATCACTTCAGCTTCAGTCAGATCAGCGTAAGGAACCAAGCTGTCAGGGCGCTGGAAGCCAACGCTGCCGTATGCGCCGCTGGTGTAGGCAGTGCCGTCAGGTTTTAACTGATCAGACTCTGCACTCACGGTGTAATGGGCAGTGAACACAAAACCGTCGCTGATTTCGTGCTCAAGGTTTGCGATTTTCCAGGTGTAGGTGTTAGCCATGGGATTGGGTTGATGCGGTCAGGTTAGGCGAGTTGGCAAGGGTAGTGTCCAAGACTAAAAAGCTAGGGGTCGTGCCGGAATCGAACCGACTTTCCAAGTGCGTTGTCCGCCTGTCCTTACCAATGGACTACCGACCCCAAGCATTTTAGAGAAGGGGACTACGCGCTCTCAAGAGCTGCAACGCGAGCTTTCAGCGATTCAATCTCACCGATGGCTTCCTGCAACGCAGCCGTCAGCAGGGGCACCAGCTTGGATTGGTCGATGCCTTGGTAGACCGGAATCGTGTTTCCGTCTTCGTCCAGTTTGTTGTCGCCAACGGAAACGCCATCAGGTAATTCTTCACCTTCCTTCCATACTTCAATTTCATCCTTGACGCCACTAATAGCTTCGGGAACAACCGCCTGTGCTTCGTGAGCAAGGAAACCATCGACTGTCTTATCGGGTTCGACAATAAAGTTGAAACGATGGACGGGTAGTTGCTTCAGGCGATCTGTGGCACCAGCAAGCGGAACAACATTTTCCTTGAGACGATAGTCAGATGAGGTGTTGTAGGTTGTGCTGCTGGCGCCAAGGACAATGTTGCCAACCTTGGTGGTGCTGTTAGCGTAGAAAGAGATTGCTTCACCAGTATCTGAACGCTTGCAAAAGATAAGATTGCCAGCACCATAAAGTTGCATCCCAGGAGTGGCGGAAGGGATTGTGTATGCGCCGATATTTACAAAACCGTTTGAGTCAATCCTCATCCGCTCCGAACCGTTGGTATAGAGCAGAATGTTTGCGTTTTCTCTGTTTTCAATAATAAAGTTAGAGCCGTCTAAAAGCAATTCCGCGCCATCGCTTGCCGCCTCTCCTGTGGTGCTATTTGTTAAACGAAGGCGAGGATTAGAAGAATCATGAAGAACAAGTTTAGTTCCAGAATTACCAGTGCCACTAGACGTACCAACTAACAGGCGTCCGCTGGCATCTATCCGCATCCGTTCAGATGCGTGATCATCGAATACTAAATTGCGACTGCCATTGGCATAAATATACCAAGCATTAGTTTGACCCCCTGGAACAAAACGAAGACCAGCAGAGTTAGTGCCGCTGGTTGACTTCAGCTGTAGCTCGCATTGTGCGTCTTCGGCGTGGACGGTAGTTGTTGGAGATATCGTGCCAATTCCCACGCGCTGAGATGAATCAACCCTCAACGCTTCCGTCCCTTCAGTGACCACCTTGAAGTGACCGTCTGAGCCGGTATCAACAACCTCCGCGCTGGTGTTGCCTTCCTCGATTTTGTCAACGGTGGCGCTGGGCGTGGACCAGCTCAGGGTTCCGCTGCCATTGGTTTGCAGTGTTTGCCCGCTGGTTCCATCAGCTGCGGGCAGCGTCCAGGTCACATTGCTAGCAACCGTGGCAGGTGCCTGGAATGCCACCCAGTTGCTGCTGTCGCTATCGGCCAGCCTGAGATCTGACTGAGCGTTTAGCGTGATGTTGCCGTTAAAGGTCTTGGCATCAAACTGGCCATCGAGGCGAGCCAGCTGGATCCAGCCATCGTTGCTGCTGTTGCGCAGCTTGAGGGTGCTGGTATTGGTATCAGCCCAGGTCTGAAACGCGAACGTGGTGGCCGGCTCGGTTGATCCGCTGTGGTTGGTGAATAGCGCCGCCAGCTGGCCGTTGATATCAGCGCGGACGGCGCTGCCCGTACCGTTAGCGACTACACCGTCTGCCTGGGCCATTTGCTTGCTAGCTGCTGCTCAATAGCTCGATTCTTGCAGGAATCAACCCGCTTTGCCATATCCGATCGCCTGCCACCTGAAATTGCGATCGACTGCTGTTCCGCCGCTGTTCTTAAACGTCACGGTGAACCCAGACCCAGTGATGCTGCTCAGCTCAAAGAAATCCCCGGTCTGCATGTTTTCGGCCGTGATGCCGATGCTCGGAACGTAGGCATTCGTCCCGCCCAGCGATGCCGTGCCAGTAAAGAACGCCGAGCCAAAGCTGATTGCCTTGGCGCCTGCTCCACTGGCCACGCTGCCATCGCTTTGCTCGGTGCGGCGTTGAAACTCCGCGGTATAGCCCAGCTCATCCACAAGGATGTTTTGCGCCACGTCGCTACTGGTCAGATCAGCGCGGAACTGGAAGGCGCGGCCCTTAAAGGTGCCGTTGGTGAAATCCTGCCAGTTGCCCCAAGTCGGCGTGCCGCTCGGATCGTCGTCAGTTTTGCGCAGGTTCAGCTTGGCGTTCACCTTGTCGATTACGCCGCCATCCCAGTCGTCCCAGTTATCTACGTTCTCAGAACGGCTATCGACCAGATCGCTGGGGAAATAGCCGCGGGTGGTGAAAAAGCGTTTTAGGTCCAGGCTGAATACGTTGCCGAGATCAAGCGTGTTGGCAAAGGTATAGCTTCCGCTGGCTTGGATGTCTCCGATCGTGTCGAACACCGCCATGTCGTCAACGTCGGTCACGTCGTCGATTTCGTCGGAGCCATGCAGCGTCAGCGCATCGTATTCATCGCTATAGAACGTGTCGGTCTTGCTGCCTTGGAATGGCGGCGAGTCCTGATCCTCGCGGCGTGTTTCAAGCGCAAGCTTGCCCAAGGCGTCAGGCAGCTCAATGATCACGCTTGTCTCGTTAGTGCTCAGTCGGCCGCCGTCGTCGGCGAACTTCACCAGCACTTCACCCTCAACCAGCGGGATTTTTGCGCTGGTCGATGAGCCAGCGATTGCCTCGATCAGGTCAATCGAGTTGGACCAAGTGCCACTGCCGTCGGTTTTGCTGCTGTGGCGGATGTAGACCTTGCCGCCAATTTTCACGTCGAGATCGGTGGTCTCGTTCCACGTCAGCGTGCCCTCTTTCTCGCTGGTGGCCTCAAACCGTAAGTTTTGAACTTGGGCCGGAACAGCAGTCTTACCGACCGCAGTAAAAGTCAGCTTGGCCGGGGTGGTGCTGGGCGTCCGTGCACCGTTCAAGCTATAAACGCGGATTTCATATTTCTGAGCCGTGGTGTCCAGAATTTCGTAATCCGTCCGCGGCACCGTGATGGTCGTCCAGTTGCCGTTTTCTGGCCGCCACTGCACGCGATACTCGCTGGCACCAACTACGGATCCCCAGCTGACAATCAGCTTGACGCGAACCTGGTTGTTCGCCTCGTAGATCTTTTCTGATGCGCTGAGGTTGCTAGGCGCCGGCCGCGGGCTGTTGAGAATCGAGGTTTCGCGGGTTTGGAGCTTAAAGCCGCGCTCGACGTGATCGTATTTGCTGGAGTTGTACTCAAGAGCCGTCACCTCATATTGAGCCGGCTCGCTTTCGTTCACCGTCAACACGCGCCAGGTGCTGGTTTCGAGCGTGTCGTTGCTGAGCACCCAGACGCTATTGGCATTTGGTGCAGCGCTAAATGCCGAGCTGACCGTGATCTCGGCGCCTGAGATGCTGTCGATTGCTTTGCTTTCAACCGTGCCATCGGGCATGATCACTGACAGCGTGGCATTGCCGGTGCTGACCAGATCGGTCTCAGCGGTGTCGTCAACCGTGATCACGGTTGTGGTGGCAGATGCAATCCGACCACCGCGACGTACGCCAGCCTTGACAGGATCGGCAATCTCGATCACCTGGCCGGGGCGCACCAAAACGCCAGCATCGACTGAGGTGGTGAACTGCACCACTTGGCCCTCAGCCTGCTCGCTGTAGAGCAGCCACTCACCAAGGCGCGCAGCTTGGCCGCGGCTGGTGCAGGCAAAGGCTCTGACGTTGGTGGTAACCACGCCGTATTTAGCGATGGCGTCCTGATCCTCGACCACCTCGTAGGCGAGGTCTTTGGTTTCCATGTCGAGGTAGCTCACCACCGCGACCGTGTGCCGGGTCTTTAGATCAGATCCGGTGTAGGTGAATCCATTGTCTGAAACGTTGGCCAGCGTGAATAGGTAGCTGGAATCGGTCGGCTTGTCTTGGCTGATCGTTAGCGCGCCCGTGCTCCAGTAGGGCATCACGCGCATGACGCTGCAGAGGTCGTTAATTAACTTGTACGCCTCTTCTTGGTTCTGAATCAACGCATTACAGCTAAAGCGTGGCTCAGTGCCGCCAAAACCATCATCGACACTTGCCCCGCAATATTGAGACGCGGAATAAAAAGCGAACTTATCAAGCTGCGCGGCGTCAATGTGATCACCTAAGCCCCAGCGCGTATTGGTAAGCAGCGAATAAAGCAGCCAAGCTGGGTCGGATGTCCAGACTGCGGCGCCAAACGTGCCATCCCAAGTGCCGCTATAGCTGATCGCTCCGGTGGTTTGGTTGACGGTGCCATTACTTGGGATCTGCACCTTGATCCCGCGAACGCGAAATGTGCGGCTGGGAATGCTGGAAAACTGCTCGGCATCCAACCGGATGGCCATTAGCGCGCTGTTTGGATAGCGCAGTTTTTCCTCGATGATCTCGGTATAGCTGCTCCAATAAAAAGCGTTTTGGGTGTTGTTATCTGCAGCGTCTGCAGTTACGCGGACTACGCGCACATCAACCGGAAACGCACCATCAAGCGCGATTTTGTAATCCTTTTGATATTGATCAGCCGTGCGGCCGCTGATCGTGTCGTCGATTTTGGTTGTATAGCCGCCGCCGTTGTATTGGATCTGGATCTGCAGCTGGATGCTGGTGCCGCGAACGTCGCCCTCGTTCGTGAACACCTCAAGCCGCGGCACTGAAATGGTCACCCGCACCGCGTCGGTATTGCTGTCGGTGATCGAGCGAGTTAGCGGCGTGTCCTTCTGGACAATCGTGCTGACGCTCACCTCGTTCTCAATATCTGAGAATCCGCTGATGTAAGTCTGCGCCTGCGTGCCATAGCGCGCCTGCACGTTCACGTTTGTGTAGTTGTAATCTGCGTCCTGCAGATCAGTTACATCAGCGCCAGATCGCAGGATTGGCGTGCCATCTAGAAAGATGTCCTTAAGTAGTGCTTTGTTGTAGTTATCCGTTCCGCGGGTGTAATCCCTAGCCGAGGGGAATCCTTCAATCTCGCCCTCACCTAATAGATCAACAATCGTCGCGTATTGCTTCGACGCAAGCGTGTCTGGATCGCGGACTGGCGTGCGCGTTGGCGCAACGACCGTTTGCTGGATGATCGTGGTCTGCTGCGTTGGCGCGCCGCCACCTCCGCCGCCGCCGCCGCCACCACCAGCACCACGGATCAGTTTGCTCATCCTTCTAGCTGTACGGTGTCGATTCCGGCCGAAATCACGATCGAGCCGACCACAGTTTCGCCCAGGATCACGGGAACGGGTAGGCCAGCGCGTGAAACGTTCTGAATGCCGTTGAAGCTGTAGCTGTTTTGCGGATCCAGCTCGGTGTTGGTTGTTCCGCTGCTGCCGCCATAGCTGCCAAGCCCACCAGTAGCGACTGCGCTGGTTGATATCTGCGGCGTTGGTGTCAACAGCTGGCTAACGCCGCCAAGAATCAACGCGCCGCCCAGGATGCCGATTTTGGTCACCGTTGCGCCGGCCAATCCCAGACCCAAGCCGGGGATGGCGATGGCGGCCGCAACCAAGGCGACGCCAACAATGATTTGGCCGATCGACAATCCACGCCCACCGCCAGCACCGCCGACCACCGGGATGATCTTGATGACCTGCTGGCCTGATGGCCCGTGCAATTCTTCAATGCCTACCGGCTGATCTCCAACCGTCACCTTGTAGTAGCGGCCCTCTTCGCTCATGTGACGCTCGACGCCAGGGAAGTTGGCCACCAAAAATCTGACCGCCTCGGCAGCACTGCTCACTGCCGCCTTGAATTTGCGACGGCCTAAGAATTTGGCCAGCTGCCCATAAACGTGGATTTCCTGCAGCATGGCCACACCTAGCCTCCAATCAGTTTATCGGCGTCCTTATGGCGCAGCCGCCGGCCAGTGCAAGCCTGCAGCCAGCCACCGTAGAGATCGCGGCTCGACAACCTGCCCCGCAAGTGGTGCAGCACAATTTGGTCGCCGATATAAACGCCAACGTGATTTAGGCCGCGGCCTTCAATGTTCATCAGCAAGGCATCGCCAAACTGCAGATCATCGTCAGCGCCAAGAGGTGCAAAACCTGCAGACTCCCAGCAGCCATCGAACATTGGCGCGGCCTCAAAATCTGCATGGCTGGCAGGTCGCTCCCAGTCAGGCAATGCAATGCCTTGCTCGCCGTACCAGTCGCGCACCAAGGTCCAGCAATCCGTCACAGCCCAGACCCATTGCCGACCGATTAGCGGTGGCTTGTAGCCGCTAGGGCTGGTCTCAGTCCATGCGCCCGTCTTGGGGTTGACGATGAACCAAGGCAAGCCGGTGATCTCAATGCTCACCAAGTCCGCTTGGCTTGGCTGCGGTGGCGTTACCGGGTGGCTATGGAATACCGCCTCGATCTCGCCCGCATCTTCTGCAGCGCCGTAATCATCCGGCGACAGTACAAATTGGCTCCCGTCTTCATCCAGATTGCGGCAAGGCCAATACCGGCGCCGACCTTTAACCACCACCACCAGGCCGCAAGCCTCGCGCGGATCTTCCTGCTGCGCATGGGCCAGCGCGTCATCCTTCCAAGTCATGCGACGAACGTACCAATGCCAGGGAAGCTGCCATAGGGCAACTCTGCAGTGCTGCCAAATCGCAGCTTGCAGCTGGTCAGGCGTTTGCCGCAGACGTCGCTGCTGGCACTGCTGACCTCCTCATCGTTAGCGGTCCAGTAGTCAGTCCCGGTGTAGCCGCACTCTGTCGAACGGTAGACCCATTGGCAGATGTTCTGGATGCATTGCCGCTTCGGTGCCCGCACTCCGGCAAGGTCAAACGCTGCAGCAAGCTCAAACTCAACCAGCTGCCGATTTTCGGTTGACTTACGCGCGACGTAGTAGACCTCCCGCGGGAACTCTGCAGTCGGGTCTGGCGTGCCGTACGGGTTGGTTCCGCCGCTGAAATTAGCCGCGTCGATGTAGCGGGCCATCGTGCGGATCCGCGTCAGCTTGGCCCCAGTTAAGTCGTTGTGCGCGGTGGTGTTGTTGACCGTCAGCAGAATGCTGGTGATGCTGCCCAGAATGTTGCTGACCTTGATCGTCGGTCGCGGCAAGCTGCCAGTGCCGCTGTATTCAAAGCCCGTCGCCTCAACCGGAAACCGCTGATAGCTGTTGCTGTTCCACACCAGCTCGCCGTTGGCGTTCATGTTGCTGCCAGCGTGGAAGCGATAAACCGTGTTGCTGCCGTGCAGCGAGGTCACCAGCTCAAGCTCAAATAGCTCGATGATGCTGCTCGGCGCAATCTTCTGTAGCTCAGAAACAGGGATCGCCATTGCTTACGGTTCGTAGACCTGCTGGAACGTGGCGCGGATGTTGTTGAAGTTATGCGAGCGCAGGGTGGTCTGCCAGTCGCTGCAAATGTATTTGCCAGCGTCGCCGAACGGTGGCGTCCAGTCGAAAGACTCAACACCGCCGCGAGCCTCTAGAAAGTCGATTATGTCGTTGCGGTCGCTGTCGCTGCGATTCTCAAAAACCAGCTGCCACTGTTTGGCATCACGGTGCAGACCAAAGCCAACACGGTGCTGGTAACCGTCGCCAGCCTGAAAGCTCGCAACCCGAGGCTGGCTAATCTCGGTTGCTTCAAAGCTAGGAGTGAAGGAAAAGGTGACCATTAGCTAAGCAATCCTCCTGGGCGCTTCTGCACCACGATCTCGTTTCGTACA